GGGGTGATCGGCCGTCACCTTCAGCGAGTAGCCCGATTTGGTGCGGAGACGGTACACCGGCTTGTGGCCCGTCGAGAACACGTCGGTTGCTACCTGCTCGCCCTCTGTGGTCACCACCCGAGGCGCGCGACCGACGAGATCCCGAATCGGAAGTAGTCCGTCTGCGGTAGCGACGAGCGTATCGCCGCTGACGCAGGGGTTCGTGGCCCGAATCTCGCCCGCGTTCGGCGTCGGGTTCCACCTGTTGATCGTGTCGTGGAACTGGATGCCGGGATCTCCGCATTCCCAGACGGCCGACGCGATCTTGCGGAGCAGCCTCCTCGCCTCGAGCTTAGTAGCCACCTCACCAGACGTGCGGAATCGCGTGGACCACGACTCGCCCTTCTCGGCAGCTCGCATGAACCCATCGGTCACCCGCACCGTGTTGTTCGCGTTCTGCCCGGAGACGGTGCGGTAGGCTTCACCGTCGATGCCTCCAGAGAAGCCGGCCGCGAGGAGTACCTTCGCCTTCTTCTCCTCCTGCACCTTCCAGTCGATGAACCGCTCAACGTCCGGGTGGTCGGCGTCGAGAATCACCATCTTCGCCGCCCGACGCGTCGTCCCACCGGACTTCACCGAACCCGCCGCCGTGTCGTACGCGCGCAGGAACGACATCACGCCCGACGACGATCCGCCGCCCGAGAGGGGCTCACCCAGCGCGCGCAGCCTGGAGAAGTTCGTGCCGGTGCCAGAACCCCACTTGAAGAGGCGCATCTCGGTCTTGATCCCTTCGGCGATCGACATGAGGTCATCTTCGACCGAGCGGATGAAGCAGTTGTGGACGAGCACGTCGCCGCAGAGGTACTTTCCCGTCCCGGTCTGGATGTCGTAGACCCGACGCTCCCCAACACAGGCGATCGATTCGACGGGCACGTAGCGCACGGGAGGACAGGTCTTGCCATCGAGATCCAGGCTCTCGTCCAGCTTGGCCTGCTTGTCAGCAGCGATGAACCCGATCAGGTCCGCAAACCGCTCGCGCTCCGACAGGTTGGCGATGGCCACAACCCACCGGTCGTGGCGGCCGGCGCGCTTCTCCTCGGCCCGCCGCAATCGCGCGTAGACGCCGAGCCGTGCGAGGATCTGCTGAACGCCCTGCATCATCTTCCGAGAGCACTTCGAGACAGCGACCAGCGCCGCGCTTCGCCTCAGACTCACGTAACCGTCAGCCTGGAACACGCTGCGGAGATAGGCGACCTGCTCGGTCGGTGTTCCAGTCAGCACGCGCTGCGGGACGACCTGGGACGGATTGCGCACCATGAGCCCGTAGTCATCGACGAACGGTCGCAGGTGCTCGCCGTAGAGACGAATGCGCTTGTAGTCCACCTTCGGATCGTCGGTCTCTACGTCGATCACGTTGTAGTGGGCATCGCCAAACACCACAGGCAGGTGCTGGAGCACCCAATTCCGCTCCTGCTCGTTGATCGTCTCGAACTCGACGATGAGCGACGCGGCGCTCTCAGGTTGACCGACGTAGCCATCCGTCTGAAGCCACCCGGCCAACGCCGCCTTGGCCACATCCGCGACAGACGCCGTGCGCGTATCCCAGGCGGCCTCCTCGGCCTTCACACAGGCGCGCATGTACATGCCCGGCTGAAGGTCGCCAACGGGCACCCACTCCTCGGTCTTCTTGCGGCGCTGAGTGTGCGCACAGACCAGGTGGTCGGCCGTCGCCTCGACCTGCCGCCCATCGGCAAGTTGGATCTTGTAGACCAGTTTCGTGTTGTTGTCCTTGGTCGCCTTGACCTCAGTCCACCCCGCCCCGTCGTGAACACGAAGGCCCACAGCGTTCTCCTCGACGATCCGACCGATGGGCATCAGGCCGCGCTCGGTCAGAACGAGCGAGTGGTATGGCTGGCAGGCCGACGACTGCGGTCTCGAGTAGCCGTCGCTCGTCTGCACCGCCTCGTTCAGCGACTCGACCCAGGCCCAGTTACCAGCCGACTCGCCCTTGATGCCGTAGATCTCGGCCAGGCCGACGTTGAACAGGACGGGCGAGTTGAAGCAGCCAACCTGGTTCACGAGCAGGTAGGCCAGCTCGCGGTAGAAGACGCGCGCAGTCGTGGCGGAGAAGTAGCCCTGCTGCTGGCCGGACGACGCTAGCGCGCTGGCGATCCGATGCACGACCTGCCGGACCGACTTCTCGGTCCTGGTCTCGGGCACGCCGCCCTTGCGGAAGTACTTCGAGACGACGATGTCGGTCGCGCGCTGGCTCCAGCTCGCGGGCACCTCGACGTCGTCCATCTCGAACACGACCGAGCCGTCGGTGTTCTGGATCACAGCTCGGCGACGATCCCACTCGACCCCCTCGAAGGGGTCGTCGGTGTCGGTGAAGTAGGGCTTGAGCTGAACGGCAGAAGTATTGGCGCTAGCAGCACTTAAAGCGGGCGACATACCGGTCTCCAGAGGTGGTAGAGGGACTGCTGGGTGTCCAGCAGGACGTATTCTACCGGGGCCTTCCGAACGATGCTGCCCGCATCATGAGGGCACCGGAGACCGAAATCAGCACTGATTCGCTAACTCAAACGATCTCGATCAGGTCGTAGCTGACCGGCTCGACTTCGTGAGAATCGTGAGTCCCGCAGACCGGGCACGGCACCATCGGCTGCGCGGCGACGACCCTCGCCGTCTGCTCCAGCTCGAGCGGCTCGGCCGACCGCCCACCGCTCGGACACCGGACGATCCAGCCCTCGGGAGCCTTCTTCCGGCCACCCGTCTTGGCCCGGAGCACCGCCAGGTCGGCGACCTGCTGGACCATCGCCCGTAAGTCCTCCAGTGTTCCGTCGTTACGGATGATGACGTCGAACAGGGAGTCCGGCGCGTCGGCGATCTTGTCCTCGGAGGGGTGCCCCCGGACGACGGGCACGCTCTGTCGGACCACGCGTACACCCAGGACGACCCCGTGGGAGCCCAGCGCGGCCCGTACGCCAACGATCTCCTCGTTTGGGTGTCGTCCGTCGCTGACGATCGTGCAGCGCTCCTGGGCGGCCCGTGTGCGTTCTACGAGCCTGTCCATCCAGACGGTCTCCCCGATCCGGTCCCGGGCCTCCTGGCCCTCGTCCTGCATGAGTTTACGCGGAGTCTGCCCGTAACGGCCGAACTTGGGGTCCTCCTTGACCGACTGCGGCCCATTGAGCACGTCCATCGGGATCCCCGTCTTGAGGTGGACGCACACCTTCAGGGGTGCCGCGTAGGCATCCCGCCGCGCGTCCGGGAGCAGCTCGGCCAGCACGTCGGCCGTCGTGTCTTTTCCGTGTTTGGCGTTACCCGCCACGACCACTAGAACCCGTGTAACCACGTAGCGTCTCCTCTCGGCGAGCCCGGCACCGCTTCGCGAAACCATCCTGCCAGCAGTCGATACTGAGAGGCTCGCCGCTGTCGTAGTCGAGCGCGTCGCACTCGCAACCACAGCCGCACGAGCACTCGGTCAGCGCTGACCTGCTCTCACGACGTACCCACGTTCTACCCGAGATGATCGACTGGTCGGCCTATGATCTCAGGGTCTTCAGCGGCCGGCGGTCGCACTCGATCGCCAGCTGGCGCATCCGCTCCCGCGTTTCGGCTCGCTGCTCCAGCTCCCGCTGCCGTTTCGCCATCAGCTCGGCCGTCATGTCCTTGGGGCTGACGATCACGTTGGCCGGCGGGATCGTGTTCGACGGAGGCACCCGGTAGGGATGACGACCACCGGCGATCCGGCCGCCGATGCCGCCGTACTCAGTGAGGGGTAGCTCGCGGAATCGCTCCACAGCTTCGGACACGCTGCTCGCGGGCTTGCCGGCGATGATGGACGGGTGGTGGAACGGTTTGCGCAGGAACTCCGGCCAGGGAACCGCTCCGAGCGCATCGACGTAGCCCTTCGACATCAGCAGCTTGACGATCCGCACACCCTCCTCGGGCGTGAATGGCGTGTAGCGGCGGATCTCGATGGACGGAGCTGTGCTGCCACGCTTGATGTTTCGCACCGACGGCTTGTCCGGCTTGCCGCCTGGACCGCCGCTCTTGCTGACCCCTGAGTCGACGAGCTTGAGGATCTCCTTCCTCAGCGCTTTGACCTCAGCATCGGACGGCTGAACCAGGGTGATCTTCTTGATGGCACCCTCGGCCAGTTTCTCGCGGGCCGCCACCGTGACGTATCGGTTCCGCGCGGACTTCGACAGCTTCTTGTAGAAGCGTTTGGCTGTCTTGAGGTCGCCCCGCTCCAGCGCGTCGGCGAGGAAAGCGAGCCGCGCTCGCTCCATCGTGACCTTCCCCTTGAGCTTCGCGATCTCTCGACGGAGCAGTTGCGCCGCGCCTTCCTTCCAGTCTCCGCCCACGTGGTAGGGAACATCCAGCGGTGCCGCCCCGCCGGTGAACATGCCCCAGGCGGCCTCGTCGAGCGACTCCTTCTTGCCCTTGGGCCACAGCTCGCCCTTCTTGACCCAGCCCTTGAACTTGCCGTTGCCGTAGAACACCGGCTCGCCGCGCTTCTTCTTGAGGCCGTCGATCAGCTTGCTGATGGCGACGTCGTCCATCGCCGCGATCTCGTCGGCGGTTGGGCTCTTGAGCTTCTGCTGCTTGGCGAGGTGCTGGGCGTAGGAGATCTGGGAACTGGACGCGGCCTTGCCCTCGTCCAGCCTCTTGCCCTGTTGCCGGCGCTTCTTGCTGGCCGCCTTCTTGCCGTGCCGGCGCGGATGGCCCCACGTCCCGCTGAGCTTCTTGGACGCCGCAGCGCTTCCCCGCTTCGCCTCCTTCAGATCCTTCCGCTTGAGACGCTTGATGAAGCCGGGCACCTTGTCGCCCGGCATCAGACCTAGCGCGGCCTTCACGCGCGGGCAGTCGTACCACGCGTTCTGTCCGCGCTTCGACCAGGACGGTCTTGAGCGCCAGCGATCCCACGCATCGGCGAGGGCACCGCGCTGATCGGCAGACAAGGATGCGAAGCCGGCGGCCTTCGTGGCCGCAGCTCTCTCCGCCAGAACTCGATCGTAGAGACTCACTTCCTCAGCGCCGTTCCTAGCACGTGGTCCTTGACGATCTTGCCCAGCTCGGAGACGTAGACGCCTTTCAGCTTCTTGTCCACGTGCCAGTAGGGCGTGAAGATGCCGAGCTTCTTGTCCTTCTTCCGCCGCGTGCGGCCGAAGATGATCGTGTAGGTGTCGCTCGGGTCGAGCCGAATCAGGACGCGGCCCTTCCAGTGCCCGCGAACGTCGAACTGGACGCCCGGTCCGGTCGTGTCCTCGGCGCCCAGGAACTTCTGGTCACCCTTGAACGAGAACACGTTCTTGATGCCCATCGCGCCGTAGTCGATCCAGCCAAGCGCCTTTCGGAGCTGCTTGAGGATCGTCTCGGCCGTGCCTTCGGCCAGGGTAACCCGGTCGTAGAGGCTCACTGCGCCACCGAGTAGCCGGTCTTGAGGTTGTAGCTGAGCCGCCCCTGCGCCTGGAGCTTCTTGAGCGCCTTGGCCGCCGCCTTCACATCGCTGCCGATCGCCTTGGCGATCTCACGCAGCTTCGCCCCCTTCTTCTTGCGGAGGAGGTCGAGGATCGCGCTGGTCTCGGGGGCCGCCGCCTCCTCGATCGGCCCCTCGTTCGCCTCGAGCGCCGCGCGAGCCGAGCGGGCGATGTCCTCGAGCCGGGCGACGGCCGCCTGCGCGATCCGGTCGTCATCCTGATCGAGATCCACGCCGACGGCGCGCGCGCCGATGATGAGAGCCTCGCCCAGCGTTGCCGGGGTGTCGTCGCTCTCCATCCGACTGAGCACGTAGTCCAGCACAGCTGTCGCGGCCTCGCCGACCTGCTCCTCGGTGAGTACAGGCGGAACCGACCCCTGCTCGGGGTCGGGGGCAGCCTCCGCGAGGAAGCCGGCGAGATCCTCGGCCACGTCCTTCAGGCCCACGGTGACCTCCCCGGAGCTAGCGGCCGATCAGGTCGGTCGGGTACTCCATGCCTTCGGCGAAGAGATCCAGCTCGTGGGCTGTAGCAGGCTCACGCTGCTCGGTCCGAACATCGACCTCCTCACGACCGTCCGGGGTGTAGCCCGGACCCTTCACGCCGGCGGTGCTGCGCGTGGCAGCCGCCTTCGCCTCGGGATCGGCCGGGGTCGAAACCGGACCGTACACGCCCTTGCCCGGACCCTTGTAGGGCTGGCGGAACTTGCTCTTGGACTTGCCGCCCTTCACGGGGATGTTGGCCTCCAGCTGGGCCAGCCGGCGGTCCATCCCGGTCAGGGTCGGGTCGTTGTTCAGCATCGCCTCGGCGAACTCGACGTCACCGTCGTCGTCGAACGAGCCGAAGTCATCGAGCGCCATTCCCTTGTCGCGCAGGTCGTCGAACGACTCGCCGTAAGCCGGCCGCGCGCCATGGGACTCCGTCTGGGGCTTCCTTGCGGGCCTCGGAGCGGGCTCTTCGTCCTCGCCCCGGAAGCGCCGGATCGCATCACTCAGGTTCATGACATCCTCCGTGTTCACTTGGTCCGGCGGGCCGGTGTCCTCGTCCACCTCGCCGGGCGTGTCGTCCTTCGGCTGGTCTTCCTTGTTCCTCTCGGCCTTGGGCACCGGGTTCAGGTTGGTCTGGGACTGGCCGGAGACGGTGATCCCGCCCGTGCGCAGTGCGCGCAGGCAGCCGGCGAGCCGGCGGGCGCGAGTGGGCTTCGCGCCCTTGATGACCTTCGCGCGGATGATCTTCATCTGGCCGTCGATGTCGCCGGCCTCCATCTCGGACAGCGCCTCGTCCTCGGAGACCTTGTGCGGCTTGTTGATCTTGCCGCCCCAGTGGGCACCCTGGTACTGGTCATAGCGGCGGAACAGCTGCTTGGCCTTCTTCCCGGAGAACACGATCGACTGGTCCTTGTCCAGCTCCAGCTCGCTCGTCTTGTGCCCGGACGGCGCCGACCCGCGCTCGCTGCCGGACAGCGCGACCATGTTGTGCATACCGAACTGGTCGACGAACGTGATCACGTAGCGCCGCCGCTCGCGCTTGCCCTTGAACTTGACCACATCGCCGCGCTTGAAAGAGCGCTCCTCGTGGATCAGCTCCTCGGTCTTCGCGCCCGACGCGTAGTTCAAGACCTTGGCCATCGCCTCGGCCTTCTTGTTCCCCTCCAGGAACTCGACGACCTGCTTCTGGTCCTTGCGCGCGAGCGCCTTGACGCAGGACGAGTCGAACTCCTCGGCCCCCATCATCGACCTGGCCCTCTTCACCCACTGCGGCCGGATGTCCATCTCGTCGAAGTGGTAGAGCCAGTCGCCGACACTGCCAGGCTTGCCGCCGCCGCGCTTGTAGCGCTTCATCTGCTCCGGCGTGTAGGTCTCGTCCAAGCACGGGCCGGCCGAGAACGACACGGTCGGCTCGGCGCAGTCGAGCACCTCCTCGACGAGCGGCAGAGCGTCCGAGCGGTGCTCGTCCAGCGTCATCGGCTGGGGGAAGTAGCCCGAGGTGTCCCCCTCCATCAGCGGCCGGGGACCGGCCGGCATGTCGTCACCGAACCACGGGCCGGAACTCGAGCCGCGCTCGAGGCCCAGGAGCATCCTCTCCTCGGGCGAGAGCATGTCGAGGTCGTCGCCCTCGGAGATGCCGCCGACGATCGCGAGCCGCTTGTTGATGCTGGCGCTCTCGATGCCCCGGACCTTCTTCTTGATCGTCTTGATGAGCCTGTCGAGGCCGGTCTTCCCGTGCTTCTTGATCCAGGCCCGGATCATGTCGTCCACGGTCATGCGCTGGAAAGGGTCAAGCGCTTCGTCCAGCTGATCCGCTTCGGCCGCTTCCTCGGGTAACGCGAAGTCGGCAAACGGACCTGCCATCGCCAGGTGCAGCAGCTTGTCGATCGAATCGCTCATAGGTGGCCTCGGCTCAACATCTTACCCGCTCACAGCTGGGGGGTCGATCAACTTGGCGATAGACTCGTGATGGGACTGCGGCGGAGAAGCGCAACGCCGCCGACCGGGGCCGGTACCTCCCACTCCTTGTCGCGACACTTGGGGTCGTAGCCCTTGCACTTCCTGCGGCGCTTCATCCGCTCCTTGCGCTCCCGCTCGATCGTGGCCAGCCCGCGCCGACCGTAGAACGGGAGACCGCCGGTCGTACGTGAACCGAGCATCGCCGAGGTAGTCGCCTCGTCGATCGATCGGAACCGGCGGATGGAGTCGGTCAGGCTCACTTCTTGCCGATCTTCCTGAGCGTCTTCGCCAGCCGGGCCTGCTGCCCAGTGAGCCCCGGCTTCTTCGCGGCCTTCGCCAGCTCAGCTGCCGGGATCGTGCCCTTCTTGGTGCGCTTCTCGATCTTCGCCTTGAGCGCACCGGGCCGCTTGATCGCACCGGCGATCCACTTCTCCTTCCCGCCCTCGCGAAGCACGCCGGCACCGACGGGCGCCTCATCGGACTGGATGCCCTTGCCCTTGTGGTAGGGCTTCTCCTGGTCCTTCGGGTCACCGATGTGCGCCCGGAACTTGGGGCTGTTGACGTGCGCCTTCATCTTCGGATGCGTCTTGGGGTTCGGCCGCGCCTCTCGCAGGACCGTAGCGCAGACCGACTCTGCGTAATGCTTGAGGTCGGCTGCCGACTTCGGCGCGCCTTTCTTGACGGCCTTGATGTCAGACATCGTGCTGGTCTTCGCCGAAACGCGCTTCTCGTGCGCCGACATCGCGCCTTGCCACTTGCTGCCCTCTCGCAGCGCAGAGGCGCCAGTGACGTCAGCGCTGACAGGCGCCTCCTCGGACTTCTTGGCCGCGTTCTCGGCGTACTTCTTGAACGACGCCATGAACGCCTTGGGGTCCAGCGACCCGGTCTCGAGCTGCTTGCGGATCTTCGCCTCGTTCTTCTTCACGAACGCGGCGGCGACCGAGCTGAGCCAGATGACCTTGCTCGAGGGGAGCTTCCCCTTCATCGAGCCGGACATCATGTGCATCGCCAGGCCCTTCGCGAACTTGGTCGCGTCGAACGCCTCGACCAGCTCCTCGTCCTCCTGCTTCTTGCCCTTCGTCTTGGGCTTGGGCTTCTTCATCCACTTGGCGAGGAAGTCGCCTGCTCTCGCAGCGTTCTTGGCGGTGAAGATCTCGCCGAGGGACGGGGCCTGCCCGTAGGAGTCGCGCGACTCGTCGAGATCCTCGTCCTCGCTCTTCCCGGCCTCGGGGTGGAACGGCTCGTCGCCCTTCGTGGCCGCCTTCTGCTCCGGCGACATCTTGGCGAAGCGGGCCTTGTTCTCCTTCTTCCGCTGCGCGCGCGTCTTGCCCTCCCGCAGCGACGAGGCACCCTCGACGCCCTCGTGGCGCAGCGCTCGCTCGGCCATCTTCTGCAAGGCGACGAGGGTCTTGGTGGGGTACTTCTTGCGAAGCTCCTGCACCTTGGCCCAGATCTTCTCGGGATCGGCGGCCTCATCGATCGGCTCGCCGTCCTGCTCGACGTCGTCGAGCCGCAGCATGTCGCGCACGCTGAACGGCTGGAACGCGGAGATGGCCGGGCCGGACGCGACGGCCGACAGGTCATCGTCGTCGGTCTCCGCCCACTGGTTGTAGGGGATCATCGAGGATGGACGCCGCATGAACGCCGAGCCGAGCTGCATGTGGGCGCCCATGCCGGCGCCGCCCATCGTGGCCTCTTCCATCTTGCCCACAGCGCCCGCTCCTTCTTCCTGATGCGTTGTCACGTTAGTCCTCCATCGCGCGGAAGGCGGCGACGGCCGATCTGAGATCGGCGTCCTCCTCCTTCTTCTTCTTCGGCGGCGTGTACTTCGGCTTGCCCTTCTCGGGCTTGTAGTGGGGCTTCGCGCCCTTCTTGTGCATGTACCAGGCGAGCGCCCACGGGTTGTCGATGCTCTTCTCGTCGTCGCTCTTGGGCTCGTCGGCGTACTTCTTGAGCTTCTCCGCCGGCTCGCCCTTCATCGCCCTGACGGAGCCGGACCAGCCGGGCGGGGAGACCTCGGAGAGACCCTCCTCGGCCAGCGCTTCCACGTCTTCGGCCACGGCCGCCGCCTTGACAACCTCGTTGGCCGCCTTCTTCTTGTCCCAGTAGTTGCCGACGTGGCGCGCTTTGCTGCCGATGCCCACGTAGGCCGCCCACGCCGACTTCGACGCCTTGGTGTCGCGCCCAGGCTTGCTGATCGAACCGATGTCCTTTCCTGACAGAGAAACGACCCAGAGCTGGTGCCCAAGCATCTTCTCGCGCCGGATCTTCGGCTTGACCTTGGCCTCGTCGAGCGCCCCCACGTCTTCGGCGCGAGGCGCGGGAGCGTCCTTCATCAGCCCGGTCACGTACTTCTTGATGTGCTGGACCATCAAGGACTCCTTGCCGGGCTTGATGGTCTTCTTGCGCATCCTCTTCTTGTTGTAGTGGCCGGCGATCTGCTCGACGTTGATCTTCGGGCCGGCCGAGCCGTCCTTCAGGAATCCGCCCACGATCGCCTGGAACTTGTAGGGGTCGTTGTGCCACGCCACGTTGTGCTTGATCATCGCGGGGGTGATGTTGCCGGCGCGGATGTGGACCGACTTCGCCTGGCCGAACACGTCCTGCGCCTTGACCGAGAGGTAGCGACCCTTGTAGAGAGGCGCGAGGGCCTTCTCGATCTCCTTCGCCATCTTGTCCACGTCGCTGCCGGTCGGCGCGGCGGCCGGCGTCGCGAGGATGTTGTAGGCGGTCTCGGTCATCGCCGGGCCGGCCGCGTTCCGGTGAACCCGGTCCTCGTCCAGATCACCGGAGAGCGAGTTGGCCAGCACATGAGCGGCGCCGGGCGCTCGCAGAGCGGTCGCCTCGCAGAGGGCCTCGGCCTCGGACCAGTCCTCGTCCTCCTGCTTGATCCGGCCGCCCTTCTCGTCGTAGCCGCGCTTCTTGAGCCAGCGGACCGCGCCGCCCCGGCTCTTGAACGTCTTGCTGGCCGAGTGGGTCAGGGCAGTGAACCCCGAGCCATCGCTGTTCGTGTGGAGCCCGAGCTGCCGATCCTGGCGGCCCTCCTCCAGCTGGTCCTCCTCGAGATCAACCGGCAGCGCGCCAGCTGACCCGTAGGAACAGCCGGGCGCTCGTCGGAGATGCTGCACGTCCTCGACCGCGATGTTGAGGATGTCGCCGGCGACGAAGTGGCGGACGGCCTTCGCATCCTCACCGGCGAAGCCGTACTGCCGGAGGTCGGGGACTCGGCCCATCCGCATGGAGACCTCGGCGACGGCGAACACCATCGCAGGGTCGTAGCCGCGATCCTCGGCGAACGCCTCGATCTCGGTCATGCGGCTCTTGAGCACCAGCTCGCGGGTGCCGGGCGCCATCAGCTTGGCGTCTCGGGAGAACCCGGACGACATCGACTGGCCGTGCTTCGTCGAGCCCTCCACGAGCGAGATCTTCAGACCGTCGAACTTGACCAGACCCTTCTTGGCCAGGACCGAAGCCGCCTTGCTCACTTTGCCGAAGTGCATCGCCCGGAACATCGGGTGGCGCACCACATCCGTCAGCTCGTTCTTGGGGAACATCGGACCGCCGGCCGTGTGCGACTTCTTGAGGTAGGTCATCAGCGCGATCTGCGCCTTGCCGACCGGCTTCGGAGGCGCCTTGGCCTCGGCTAACGGCCCCTGGTAGCCGGCGAACGCGCCGCGCGACAGGTCCACCATGACATCGAACGGGTCCTGCGCCTCGGCGACGGCCGTCGCCTTCTTGCCGTGCATCTTCTTGACGCTGCCGTCCGGGGAGACGATCGCCAGCACCTTGAACCGCTTGGGATCGCTGGGCGGACCCTCGGCGAACATCGGCCGGCCCATCGCCGGGCTCCAGTAAACGTACAGCGTCTTCCCGCTGATCTTCGCCCACTTCTTCGCGTTCTTGAGCATCTGCGGCGGGAGCGTGGTCTTGGACGGCTCGCTCATGGGATTCCTCGTCTCGCTCGATCGGGCGGGTTCAGGAAGACGATCCGGCGGATCGAGATCGACGGATCGACGGAGGTGAGAGCGTCGCTGCCCTGAGTGCGTTCGCCCTCGGAACGGAACCGGAACTTCACGCGGTTCTCGTCGGGGCGGACGATCGAACGCTGCCAGACCTCGACATCGGGAAGCGCTTCGCGGATGGCTAACGCGATCTGGTCAACCGGCCCGGGTGCGAAGAACGGGTCGTTGCGCGAGTACTCGACGACCATCGCATACGGGTAAAGCTCCGGGCAGTCCGCGACGGACTTCCCCGGAGCCAGGTTGTCAGACAGATAGCCCACTAGCGCGACCTCCAGACGCGGTTGGGAGGAGTTGCGCTACTCCTTCCGCACGGGAATCGGCTGGCGCGGCGACGCCACCTTCCCGGTACGGACCTGACGCCGCTTGACGGGGAACGGCGGCGCTCCGCCGATCTGGGAACTCGGCATCGGCCGGAACGCACTGTTCGGCGTACCGAGCTTGGTGTTCGGCGGCGTGGGGCCGTAGTCGGTCGTCGCTGCCGTCGTGACCTTCTTGCCGCCGCCCGCCTCGTCGAGGGTCTTGAGCGGACGACGCGTGAGGGTCACGCCCTCATCGATGCCGGCCAGCTTGTCGAACGTGCTCATTGCTTCCTCCATCGTGAATGGGAGGCCCTAGTGACTAGATGCCTGTGTCCACCTGCTTGAGATGCGTGTCGAACTCGCCCGACGACGAGATGTGCACGAAGACGCTCCCCCTGAGAAGCGAGAGCTTCGTGACCAGGTCGAGTGGCGTGGTGCCACCTCCGGGAAGGTCGAACTTGACCATACCGCCGGCGGGGATGGTCAGCGCCGACCCGCCTGTGGCTGGGATGGTGGCCGTCTCGACGGTCTCCCGATCGGTCGCCGACCGGATCTCCACCACGGACTCCTTGTGCGCGCCGATGTAGAGCACCGCGTTGATCGCGAGCTGATTGCGGTGCACGATCATCAGCTGATCGGTGTTCGAGACCACCGGCCAGTCGTCGGTCTTGACGTGGAAGTGGTGCTGGTGAGCCATGCCCTATCTCCTCGCTCAATCTCCGGTGACCACGGCCTCGAACTCGGTCTCGCTCCCGCCGGTAGTGACGTAGAGCGCGGTGATTCCGGTGTAGCTGGTGAGGTAGCCATCTCCGGGGCCAAACGGGAAGCCGATGTCCCCGATGTTGTTGATCTTGAGCGTGACCTCCTGGTTCGAGCGCAGGAAGACGCGCTTGCCGTTGGTGACGCCGGAGAACTGGACCGGATGATCGACCGTCGAGGGCGCGATCTTCTCAGGGAAGACGCCGGTGCCCTCCTCGATGCTGACCTCATCCCTGGTGACCCGGTTGATGGCCTGCGTACCGTCAGCGTCGATCACCTGGAACTGAGCTTGGATCTTGACGGTCTTCGACACAGGCGCGACCTCCGCTACTGACCGTGGATTCTAACTACTTGAGCCTAATCGCGGTATGCGCTACTCGGTCTCGTCCTTCGGCTCGGCCTTCGGCTTCTCGGCCGGCGCCGGAGGCGGCGGAGCTGCCTCCTCCTTCTTGACCCGGCTCGACGTCTTCTTGCTGGTCTTCTTCTTGGTGACCTTCGGCTTCTCGGCCGGCTTCGGCCCCTCGACCACCTTCGGAACCGCCTTCGGCTTCGCCACGGGCTTCGGTACCAGCTTCGGCGGCTTCGTCTCCTCGACCTTGGGCTCCGGGTCGGGCGCGCGAACCGACAGATCCTTCTCGGGCATCGGCGTCGTCATCGGCTTGGGCGCGGCCTTGGGGGGCACGGGCTTCGGGAACGGCGGCAGGGGCGCGGGCTTCGGCTTCGGCTTTGGAGCCGGCGCCTTCACGGCCTTCCCCGCATCGAGCCGGTAGAGCACGCGGTTCTGCGCGCGGCCGGAGCCCTGCGCCGCGACCTTGACGCCCAGCTGGTCGAGCAGCTCGGCCCACGCGTCCTCGGTCGGCCGGAACGAGTTGAGCGGCGCCTCGAGCTTGGTGTTCTCGCCGTGGGTGACCTCGACACACAGCAACCCCTCTGGCCGGAGGCACTTGAGCAGGTTGGCCAGGACGACGGCCGGATCGGTGCACTCGTCGAGCCCCTCCGGCCAGAGGATCAGGTCGAACGGGCCGAGGGTGGACTTGGGGCTCGGCCAGCCGAGGTAGGTCTTGACATCGACCCGCTCGTGGGTCTCGCGCAGGAGCGAGACCACCTGGTCGACCGCCTCGCGATAGCGCGCGCGAGGCTCGATCGCGACGGCCTGCTCGGCTCCGGCCAGGAGCGCCTCGGCCACCAGCCCGCCGTTCCCTGCGCCGACGATCGCGACACTGTCGTCCTCGGCCACCTTGAACCCGAGCTGTCCCTCCATGGACCGGAGGTACCTCTGCGGATCAGCCGGCCCCGGCAGCTCAGCCTGGTGCCGGAGGAACGCGACAGAGAACGTGCCGGCGTCACCGTGCCGGAACGCGGACGAGGTGGAGAGCGTCGCCACCGCGTCGATCAGCTGTTGCTCGTCCATCAGAAGAGGCTCCTTCCTGTCTGCTCGTAGTGCTCCTTCGCGAAAGCGTACTTGGCCCTGTCCAGCGCATCCGCAAACGAATTGGCGAGCACCACCTTGGTCTCCGAGAACACCTCGTCTCGGCCTGATGAGTGATTGATGTCGTCGAGGAAGTTCTCCGGCACGAACTCGTAGCGACTGCTCCAGTAGTCGGCATCGTCCTCGTGCCCATGGAACTCCTCGACGCGAAGGACACCGTCCGGGTGGCGGAGGAGCACCCCGGCCGGCATCACCTCGCCGCCGACGATGACCGACCACTGGACGTAATCGAAGCGTTGCAGCTCGGACTCTCGGTGAGCCGGCATCTCGGACAACTTCTGCGTAGCGAGCGATTCGGCTGCGTCCTCGTAGTCGTCGTAGTACGCGAGCCTGGTGTTCCACACGGCATCCTCGCCTGGCTTCCGCCTGACGAACTGCCACGCGGTCACCGGCCAGCCCACATCCTCGACCACCGTGACCTTGTCCGGCCCAAGCGAGATGACCTCGCTGACACGAAGAGTACGCACACGGAAAGGCCCAGGCCCGGACTCCTCGTCGTTGCCGATGATGACCGCGAGCCTGGACCTGCCGACGATGACATCCATGACCTCGCCAAACAGCTCCTCTGCGCCGACCTCCGGGAACTCGCGCACGAGACCGTACTTGCCGCTGTCGATCTGCGCCTTGAACTGTGCAAGGTCCATCAGCTCCACTCCTTGCTCTTGGCGCTCGCCTTCAGCACGGCCTTCATGTCGCTCTCGCTGAACTGGGAGACGATGACCTCTTCCACCGGACGGGGAGGCATACCGATCGTGTCGATGCCGGCCTTCTTGAGCTTCTTGATCGTATTCGAGCGCTTCGGCTCGGCCAGCTTGTAGAACAGGACGTGGTGGAAGATGTCGATCTGGTCCATCGCCATCGTCTCGGCAGAACCAGACGAGTGCTGACGAATCTCCGTGAGCAGCCGCTCCTCGTCCAGCGACCTGTGCCGTTTTTCGGTCCAGCTCTTGGAGACCTTCGAGCCGTAGGAATCGCCGGGCACGGCGTAGGTGTTCGTGTACAGGTGAATGGACGGGTGGAACACCATCCGCGTCTCCACTCTGCCCATTGTGCCCATGACGTGGTGAGTACTGACCTTTCGGTTGTAGAGGAACACCGAAAGCCCTCCACCAGTCGCCGCGTCGGCGCTGGCCGAGCCTTCTGTACCACCGGACGGCGTCAGAATACCGTTCGCCGTGCGCTCGGCCGACGACATCATCGTGCCCTGGAGGATCTTGCCGAGCCGGTCGCTCGACTGCTGCACCGGAACATGCGGATCGGCCAGCGAGAGCTGGTGGATCATTGCCTCGTCGGTGTAATCGAACCGCCGGTGGGCGACGCGATTCGCAACACGCTTGGCCTGTGGACGCCACGCGGGATTCGGCACCTTGCCGTCTCCCTGCATCATCACCTTGCCGTGGCTGCCCGGTACCGTCTTGGGTGTCCCGTTCTTCGCCAGCTGCGGAGCATATCGCGGATCGTAGCCGACCTTCTTCTTGAGCTTGCCGATCCAGAAGTCGATGCGCTCCCTGCGGGTGCCACCGGCCGGCTCGACCTTGTGCCACCGAGCATCCGCGCCGCCGCTCACCGCCGTCCCGTGCGCGCCCTCGATACCGAGGAGCCAGGCCATCTTGCGCACATAGTTCAGCTCGTGGTCCTCTTCCGAGGCCGGCCGCGCGTCGATGCCCAATACCTCGAACGCGCGCTTCATCATGGCGCGCATCTGCTCCTTGTTCGACCCCTTTGGGAACTGAATGGTGGTCTTACCGGAGAAGGTGGGCAGCCCGGCTGTGCTCTGTGACACCGACTTAGGATCGACGTCCGCCGTCTTTCCGGTGTTGTAGCGAATCACGAAACGGCTATCCTTCTCGCCCGTCGCGACTCCGCCCAGCTGTGTTACAGCATCCGTCAGATCGATCTCGTAAGCGGATCCTCCGGCGTACCAGGCGTTGCCCCACGACCCGTCCCACTTCGAGCCTCCTCCAGCCTTACCGCCGGCAGATTCCTGCTTCGCGCCGATCGGCTGCTGGGGCCGAGGGTACTTGACGGCGTCCTTGATGACGCTTGCCGCCTCTCCCCCACTGCTCCAGGCGTCATACTTCTCCTGCCACACGACCATCGCTGCGGCGTGCTTGTCCTTGATCCCCTCCACCTCCTTCTCGTGCGCCGCCTTAGCCTCCTCGACAGACTTCGCGTGCGCTGCCTCGACATCTGCCTTCGCCGCGTCTTGGAGCTTCTTCAGCTCCGGCGTCAGCTTGAACGGCGTGATCGTACGATCGGCCTCTGGCACATCGTCCTTGGCCTTGAACACGAACCCGTCCTCGCCGCCCTCCTCGCCGAACTTCAGCAGCTCCTTCTCGTAGTGCGCTCCGGCCGCCGCAACTACCGGATCCGCGCTCAGCTTCATATCGCGGCTGGCCTTCAGCCCCTTCAGCCAGTAGACCGAACCCTTCGGCTGCTTGACCGGCCCGCCATCCAGCAGGTAGTGCTTGCTGACGTACTTCTCGACCTTCGTCCAGTTATCTCCGGTGACGCCGCCCTTGGCGAGCCCGGTCATGCCGCCTGGATCGCCACCGGTCAGCGCTTGCATTCCCAGAGACTCGTTCGACTGGTTGAACGTAGGCTTGGGTGGAGGCGTGAACGGCGGCAAGTACGGCTCTGCCGGCTTGGGCGGCGCAGTGGACCCACCCGAATACCCGGGCAGACGGGACTGCAACGCCGCGCGAGCCTGGTTGTCCAGCCGGAAGTCCACCATCGGGATCTCGCCAACCTGTCGGAACGTGACACGACCGTCCTTGATGGCATCACCGCCCACGGCCATGTCGTAGCCCTTCACGCCCCACTCGGCGATCGTCTCCGCCGTCGGCACGTGAGATGACTCGGGCAGCTTCGACTCGTCCCATCCGGGCGCGTCAGCGCTGCCCTGGATCTCGTCGGCCAGCGGCGACATCTTGGCCGCTTGCTTGTCGGTAACCGCTCCGGCCGCGAACTTGTCTAAGCCGAGCTGCTCGCGGACGTCGGCCTCGATCTCGGCCAGGGGTCTCGTGTCCCCGTGCGCGGCGAGCGCCTGTGCGCGCTTCTTCGCCAGCATCGAGTACAGCTCAGCGACCTGCTTGCGGATCGACTTGCGCCGCTTCTGCATCCCGTCGAGGAAGCCTTCGACCGTCCTGTCCTTCGGGTTGTGGGAGTATCGCGAGAGCCGCTGCTCACCGTCCCGTTGCGCGGCCGACACGGCTCCCTCGGCATATGGACGCCACATCTTGTCGTAGACGTCGTCGGGAATGCCCTCGGCGCGCTGGATCATCTTCTCGAACGCCGGGTCTGTCAGCGCCAGGAGAGGGATCGCGGTCTGGTCGGGACCCAGGTCAGCGCCGGCCGCCCAGTCGTAGAGCATCCGCTTCGGCCACCCCTTGTTGGCCTCGAGCGTGGCCTTGCCATCCTTGTTGGCGATCTTGCCGGTAGACCAGTCCCAGTGGGAGAGCAGAGTACCGCCCGAGTCGAAGAACTTGCAGCACTGCCCGTGGTCGATCCCGGTGATCTGATCGGACTCGTCGAACACGAAGTTGCCGCCGTGATCGTCCTTGTCGTCGATCAGCCAGTTGCCCACGAGAGCCAGCTGAAGGCCCTGCGCCAGGCGCTTCCGCTCATCCTCGGGCGGGTTGGCCTTGCCGCTCCCCGGAAGACCCAGCCACGGCTTACCGCCGTGACCGTACTTGTGCCGCAGGTTCTTGGTGACGCGGAAGAACTGCACGAAGCCGGTCTTGCCGCCTCGCGACATGACGTAGCTGTTCGTGCCGACGCCTCCCAGACCGAGAAGCGACTGGACCCGGTTGGCAGCCGCCTCGCCGAGCGCTCGGTAACCGTCGTGCTTGAAGAGGAACTGAGCCGGCGCGGCGCCAGCTCCGGTGTGCTTCTTGCCGTCGAGTGCGGCCGACAGGAACTTCTTGGTGCTCCCCTGGGAACCGCCGCTGTCATCGAGATCACTACTCGAGCTGGTCCACGAGCTGTCGATCGGAGGAGCCGTCGTCATCCCGGAGACCAGCCCCAGGCTGGCGAACTCGTCCAAGTCCGGCTTGCTCATGCCGAACAGCTCGGCCACGGACATCGACCCGCCGTAGGCGGCTCCGGCCGGCCCTGTCACCTGCTCCGGCACAGTCGGGGCCGCCGCGACCGCCTCGCACTTGGAGATCAGCTCGTTGAAGAGCTGCTTCTGCTTCTTGTTCTTGAACGGACCGCCGTAGTAGCCGCCACCCTCCTTCTTCTGATAGGTCTCATGGGTGAAGCACTCGTTGACCAGATCTCCGAGGGCCGCGAGCTGAGAATTGGTCAGCGCACTCGAGATGACCTCGGCCGACAGCGCCTTGTAGGTCTCATATGCCAGCCAGTCGGAGTGCTTGATCCCGACAAGCGCCTTCTCGAGCGCCGCCTGCACGAGCGGCTTGCCGATCGTGAGCTTGGTGCCGGCCGCAAGATGGGCATCCTTGAACTGCTTGGCGATGCCGCCGGCAACTGAGCCCAGCTGGGTCTTGAGCGCGCCGGTCTTCGTGAACGGCAGACCTCCGCCGATGGCCACCGATACCAATCCGTCGAGGAGCTTCTTCTGCTCGCCGGTCAGGTGGTGCGGCTTGGAGATCTTCGTGACCTTCGTCTTGCCCGAGACGGTCGGTAGTGCGGGCTTCTGCGGCAACGGCTTCGGCTCGGTGTCGCCGGTCTCCGTCGCGTTGATCGAGATGCTGGCCGCGCCAAGTTCCTCATCCGAGCTAATATCGATCGGCGCAGTCTCAGACTTCTTGTGGATCGCATCCGTGATGGGACCCATGTCACCACCAAGATGATCCTCGGCCCACTTGATCACCGCGTTGTGCAGTGCGCTACCACTGGGAATAACACCGGGCGGTATGAACTCCGGGTCTGCGATGACCCAATCGGCGAAGTTGTCGATGTCATCCTGGGTAGGAGCCGTGGGGTGATCCTTGTCCCACTTCGCGCTCCACGGCGGCCAGGCTTTCTCGGCCAACCACTCCTGATGGTGCTTCTTCGTGATCTCTTTGATCGCCTCCGGCCATCCGCCGAGCTTGACGACGGATGGAGTGTTCATGGTGAAGACGCCATCCACGTAGTGAAGCGCGTACCCCTCGCCAGGCGCGGTCTCCTTATCGCCAAACGCGAAGTCCCACTCGTCGTGAACGAACTGGATGAGCTTCTCGGGATTCCACCGCTTGAGCACGACGTAGAGAGCCTTGGCCTTCACGTCGTTCTCGAGCTTCGTGCCCTTGACCTTCTCGATGTGGTACTTGCTCATCAACCCGATGAACGGCATCCCCCAGAACTGGTCGATGTGCGAGATGATGGCGGCCGGCTCGAGCGGAATCACATCGCCCGGCGCGATCGAATCCAGCGCGTCCTCGATCTCCTTCAGGAAGCCGGCCTCGTCAGGCTTCGCTCCCACCTCGTCCTGGAGCTGCTTCATCCCGGACTTGTTGAGGTGGACGATCCCGGCAGCCTTGAGCGCATCGTGAACGCTCTTGCCGGAGTCGACGGCCTTCTTGGCTACCGCCATCACGGCCTGTTTCTGATCCGCGTTGAGCTGCTCGAGGCCGAGGTTGGTGTAGGACACCACAGCGTCCATGGATAGCTCACTAGCCGCTACCGCCGATAGACCCAGCCCCTCCGTAGATGCCTTGTCCTTTATCTTGCTCGCCAGTGGCCCGTGACCGAGATCGGCAAACGCGGACTCAATCGCCAGCGACTTCGCGATGCCTTTGATCTGAGATTGCTTGCTCGGCGTGTAGGCGTGCAGCGGCTTCGGTACCGAGTACCACTTGTCACGCGCCTGATCGATGAACGCCAGCGCTGGCTTCAGGCCGAGAACTTTGCCGATCACGCCAGCGCTGGCGGTCCGCATGGCCTTGACGGCGGTGACCTTCTTGAAAGCGCTACTGGCCGCCACGTCCAGCTTCATCTGGTCCGACACGATCTTCATTGCCGTCGAGACCAGCTTCGTCGCCTCCTCCATATCGAGATCGTCGAGCGAGGAAACCGCGACCTCGTCCTTGATGGACGTCCATAGCTGATTGGAGGCGGTCTCGCTCGATGACGGAAGCATCCAGCCGACCACGGGTGTAGCGACACCGGCCTTCTTGAACACATCGTGCGGCAACGGGTTGAGGGTTCCCTTGCTCACACCATCAAGGTAGGCGGCCTTGAGATCGGTCTTGAGCGCGGCCAGCTCGGAGGCCGTCAGGGCATCCACCGATTTCGCCACCGGCTCCGCCGGCTTGGGCTCTGGCGGCGGCTCGAGCACGGCCGTTGCCGTAGCGGTCGCCGCCTTCTCCTTCTCGGCCGCGACGTGCGCGACGACATCGAACTCCTCGCCGCTCGGCCCGAACACCTTGTTCTTGCCGAAGTCGTAGGAGACGTTGTCCAGCGGCGGGGGCTTGAAGTTCTCATCGCTGTAGCCGCCAAGGTGCTCCTGGCCGGCGCCGGACTGCTTGCCGCCGAAGTGGAGCCACGCCTCGATGCTCGCGATGGTCTCGTCGACCTTGGAGGTATCCTTGCCCTTGGCAGCCAGGTTCGCGCGCTGGCCTTGGTACTTCTCCAGGTTGCTCTTGGCCATCGGCTCGAGGTTCTTCCACCTGTTGAGCGCCAGCTCCAGGTCGGCCGCGCGCGCCTTCACGCGCAGCTCGTCGCACGCAACCGCGACGTCGGCCTTGTGCTTGGCCTTGTCAGTCTTCGCCTTGCCGGCCTTGGCCTTCTTCTTGGCCATCTTTGCCAGCTGGGCGTCCAGACCCTTGCGACGGCTGATGATCGTGGTCGAGACACGCGCCAGGATGACCGGAGACGCCTGGACCTCCGGCTTCGGCGTCGGATCCTTGATCTTGATGTCCTTGTCGCAGTCGGCTTCGATCAGGGTTGCCCAGTTCATGCTGTCCCTACAGGTGCGACGCTCGATAGCTCGGCTTCTTGCCCCCCGTTCGGAGCGACCGGCGGACAGGTTTACCCTCGGTAAGGGTGAGCATTCTACGAAACGCATCCTCGTGGATCTCGTAGGTGAAGAACCGGCCGTTGCACTCACCACACTTGCGCTCGCGCTTCTTCAGGTTACCGAACTCGAACGAGCCCTCGTCGATTGGACGCGTAGTCTTGGTGACCTTCGAGCCGTGGTGCGTGCAGCGAGGGCATCTCATCGACGGCGGAGCCTGCCCGCGCCGGCGCGCTTCTCGGGCGCGACGCGCTTCTTGCCGGAGGCGTCAGCTGGGTGCATCCGCCGCTTGTCCTGGGACTGGCGGATCCGCTTGTGATAGTTCGTCCGCTCCTGCCGGTTGTAGCCGGCCCGGTTGAACCGGCGGGACGCGAACTTGTCCGAGAGCCGCCGCATCCGGTTGGTCAGACGGTCGGCCTTGTGGGGCTCGCGGGTCGTTGCGATCTCGCTCAAGGTCTTGAGCGGCCTACGACTCAGCCGAGGATGATCCACGACGAGAACCCCCCATCACCAGAGCCATCGGACGTGAGCGGAGGATCGTAACCGTAATCGTCATCGTCGCCCCAGTCGACATGGCCGCCGGAACTCCATTGAGGACCGACCGGCCGTGCGCTCCCGGACGTTCCCAGAGTCGGCGCGAGGACGACGCCGGCCCTCATGTGCTCCGAGATGTAGTAGACCACGCCGCACAGCGCGTCCGCCAGATCCTTCGACTGCTTCGCGGGGACGATGACCTTCTTGCCGGACGGGTGCAGCTCGAGCACCTTCAGCTCGGACGCCAGGTTCTCGGAGACCGGAGCCACCACCCGGCCCTCGTAGAGCGCCTGCCGGGTCGCGATGTAGGGCTTGAGCTTGAAGCGCCGCTCACCGATCTCCTCGGTGCGCAACCCCTTGCGTTTGAACATCTGGAGGTTGGACGGGGCGAGGTACTGGTCCATCGAGACCGACCGGATCGGGACCCCGCCCTTCATCAGCTTGTAGACCAGGCTGCGCACCTCGCCGTGATCGACATCGCCGCCGTCTGGCGCCACGATCCGCAGGATGCAGTCGATGTGGACCACCACCGCATCCTCGCGGCGCTGCTCGCCCGTCTCCGGGTCGCGCCGGGTCACCGGAACCGAGCCGGCCACATGCCCCATGCAGAACCCGGTCGCGCACTGGCTCGTGGAGAGATCGATGTGGACGTGGCGGACCGAGCCAGGACAACAGGCCGGCACCGGCTCCTTGTCGACGTTCTCCCCCATGCACATCTTCCAGTTGAACCGCAGCATCCTGTCGGTCCTCCACTCGGAGGTACCGAACCACTGCGGCCTGGCGTGATCGAACATCTCGTCGATCGCCTGCCGCCTGGTGATCCACAGCTTGCCGGCGAAGTCGGTCGCGATGCCACCGAAGTCGCGGACCGCGCCGTCCGTGTCGTTGATGAACTCCTCGTGATAGTCATCGGGATACTCGAAGACGATCGTGTTCTCGTCTTCCTCGACTTCCTCGCCATCCTCGAGCAGCCTGCTCTTGCCGCTCTTCGGAGACACCATCACCTTGTGCCACTTCTGGTCCGCGAACGGCTCGGGGTGCACGTGCCATGTCGCATAGTCGCGGGCGAAGACGGTCGGGTCGTCGTCCTTCATCGCCTGCTTCAGATGGCGCTCGGTGAAGTCCTCCGTCGAGCGCTTCGACGAGATGAGGAACACCAGGCCGGAGACTCCGTGTCGCTCGTAGCGCGATTTCACGCGCCGGGCGAGCGCGTTGTAGATCATTGTTGCTTTATCATACGCCTCACCGCTGGCGCTTCCTGTAGCGACTTTGCCTTCTCCCATGAAATTCGATTCATCAACCAATGCACAAATTACGTTCAACCCGAGTGCGCTTGCATCCTGTGACGCGCCGCCGACGATGTAGACGCCCTTGTCTCGGAACCGGACCTCCTCCATCGTCTCGACGAACTTGCCCCGGAACCAGTCGGCGAGGTTGAGCTTCTTGCAGAGGCCGCCGAAAACCACTCTCTTGGCTTGGGCAACTGTTCGCGAGATCGGGACAATGTGAATCGGCTCGCCCGCGCCCAGCCCTAACGTGTGCTGCGGATTCTTCAGGCAGAGCACCTCGTAGAGCACCCGCATCGTGGCCGTGGTTGCGAAGTAATCCTTACCCCACCCAATAGCTCCCGTGAGTACGGCCTCCGCGTAGCCGCCCTTCTTGAGCGCGCCCGCGTGGAACAGCTCGCAC